TTGTCTCTAGATGTTAGCTTTTCGTCACCCACTACAGTTGACAAAGAGCCAAAAAAAGAAGATCCTCATGGACCTTCTTTATATTTAAGTATAACTTAAATTATTTCACTGTGCGGGAAAGTTAATTGATTTTTAGATAAGTATATAATAGGAAGAAAACCTATTAAATAAGGGTATATGCGTGTAAAGTGTATTCGGTAAAATCTGCATAAAGTTACTAAAGTTTACACTTTTTGCCCCTTATTTGCCCCTTTTTTATCATTCTCATTCCGTCATGAGTGAGTTCCTTCTTTCTGCAATTAATTCCTCTAGCTCATTCAAATCCGAACCCGTAGCATGATTTCTGATAAAGCTACGAGCTGACGAGCGTTTTGACAAGTAGTTCCGATGCTCTCGGTTCTGCTTATTCCATTTCTTGGTTGCTTTTTCTTGTGCGTCCATTATGCTACTCCTTTGAGTTATCCTATAAAGTCAATCAATTCTTCAAAAGGAACTTCGTCGAAATCTTCGTAATCTGTGAAGTCTTTCATGTACTCTTGTAAGTCGTTGAGGACTTTTTCCTCAGTGACTTCTTCTTCTCCATCATAGTATTTTTTATACTCAGCAACAAGTTCGTTGATTTGTTTTTGTGTTAATGCCATTTTACTTTACCTTGAGAACTTCTTTTGTTCTCCCTTTCCTTATCTTCATTTATATTATAGTACATATACTATATATTGTCAACACTTTTATCAAACTTTTTTTATGTTTTTTTGCAAAATAAAAAAAGAGCTATGAGATAACCTCGTAGCTCTTTGCCTATGATGGATAATCATTATAACACAAAAAGGGCCATCTCTCAAAGAACCCTTTTCGGTAAGCTGCTACTGCAACCATTCCTGAAATTCCATCGGGCTACGTGCACATAGCTTACATGGCGCTGAACTCAATCAGTCTTTGGAACAGTCAAAAAATAGAGATTGTTTTCGCACCAGACCCCGTAGAGTTACTGACGCTTTCCTTTTTGAAATCTCGTTTTTGCTGTAGGTATATTATACCACAAAAACCCCTGCTCAGAACGTATCTGTCCATAATGGATGCAGGGGGATTGCTGTAGATATATTATAGCAAATAAAAAAAGCCCCAGCAAACGCTGAGGCTTCGACCACTACCACCATGATGTCCCTACTGTGGTCTGAGGGGAGGTGATATACTCCTTTTCGTTTTATTTTTTGGTTCGTGGTCTATTCGTAGTAGTTAACAAGGTCATCCTTGTTCCAGCATGAGAGCCATACTGTACCAAATTGGCCAAACTCGAAATGTCGGTAGTAATACCCACCATAGTAGCCACCATCTCCTGTGTCTGTGATGTTGGTTTCATCGCCAGCGAAACTAAAGAACATCCCAGACCTGAAGTCTTGGTCAGCACCGTCTGGCAAGTCGTTGCCGTCAGCATCTACCCAGTTGACCATTGAAACCGGGATCCCGTTTTCTGTCCAATCGAACCCAATTGGTACCAAGTAGTCGCATTTGATTTGCCAAATGCCATTGACAAATTTGACTTCATTGGCTTCGTAGTAAGCCTTGGATTGTGGCACAACTGCCGTATTAGCTTGGTTGTTGGTCTGAGGTGCAGTGTCGGCATATCGCCAAACCTCGATATAAGCTGGTTGATTCCATCCGTAGTAGTCATTCCATGGATAAGTATTGATAGCTTGCCCAACAGCTCCTTGAGTTGAATAGTCGCAACTGATGAAATATGTATCGTCAACCATGACACCGACATGCCCACCAGCTCCACCAGAGCTAGACATGTCAGCACCCCACGACATCAATACGATATCGCCCGTCAAGGCGTCCCACGACTCGTTTCGAGCAACACGATAGAAGCCGTTACTTGCAAGTTGTTGACCAAGTGTCACTGTTGACGGCAATCCTTGAATAGGGATACCTGCTTCTTTCAAGGCTTGTGAAATTGTACCAGAACAGTCTCCAGTACCATCAGATCCATTACGTGCTCCATACATTGAATATGTAACAAGACCACGATGATTCACAAACCAATTAACAATAGATTGTTGCACGCTCATATTAGTATCCTCCCTTATCGTTTCGTGGTTGGTGGTAGTTCAATGCTTGCTCACTATCAGCTACGCCCTTAGTTGTCGGGTCTGTCACGATACCCAGAATTACCAAAATCACAACGAAGGTATTAACACCCTCTTGAATGTTAGTAGGAATATGAAGCCCAAATTGTTGCAACATAAGGAACACTGCTGAAATAAGAGCTACAAGAGTAGCTTTGTTTTGCAAACGTAGTTTAAAGTTAATCATTTTCTGTTTTCTCCTTTTCTTCTTTCAAGAAAAATTTCTCTTTATCAATATTTTTTTTAATGTATTTGTCGATATACGGGATTTCCACCCCTAGAGCCGATAGGCTGGCCAAAATACTAGAGCCATAAGCTGCAATCATGGAAAAAATGAATGTATCAACGATACTCGTCAGATTCATAAAATTAGCAAATGGGTAGAATATTGCCACGAACACGATCATTACTGTATGGCTGATTGCCCCTTTGCGAAATTTGGTGCTCGAAAGTTCGTGAGCAGCCCAAGCTCTCGACACACCCACAGCGATGTCTGAAAAAATAATTACCATTAGAATGGCCACCCAAGGGTGCTCATCGATACCGTGCTCGTAAAAGTCGCGAACAACATTGAAGAGCTCAAAAATGCCGTCTGGTTGTCTCATTTTTCACCTCCTCCTTAGAACAAGAAATTCTTAATGATTTCATCAGCAATGGCCTTATGTCCTAAATCTCCGGGGTGGCTTGCCACACCAGCGTTGGTGATCGTGTAGTTTGAACCATCTGGAAGTCTCAACACCTTGCCCATTTCAGACTTGTATTTAGCATCTTTTGAATACTGATAGATGTCAACGAATGTAACATCCAATGGCTTACAGATACGCTTGATTCTTTCGACAAAATCGGGTGAAGCGTAGTAGATACCGACCCAATAGATTAGAGCCTTGGGAGAAGCTGTTCTAATCCAGTTAACGAGGTTTGGAATATCCGTTTCAAGGTTCTTCCGTTTCTCGTCGGTGTTCAAGTTATCACCAAACTGCAAAATGACAATGTCTGTGTCTGGGCCTAGTGACTGCTTCATTTTGCTGTCGAATGTGCCACGACGGTTGTTTGGATCAGATTCCCAATCTGCACCATTCCCACGCTCTACTACTGCGCTAGGGTTCTTAGACAGAATGTAGTTCTTGACAAGAGTGAAGTAGTCTTTGTCTGGTGCACTTGCAGCCATACCCATGCCCTTAAGCCAAGGGTGGCTCAAGATTGAGTTACCAAATACTGCTACACGGCTAGGAATGCTTGAAACTGTTGACAAGTTCCCGTTGTCGTCGACAAGCAAGCGGAACTTCTTGCCGCTAGGACTGGTAATGGTCGGTGTTTTCTTGAAAAGCTCCAAACCAACTACAGCAGGCTCAATTTTATCAGTTCGCTGTTTTAAGCTTTCGGCTTTTTCAGCCGCACTTTCGTTGGCAACTCGATAAGTAAAAGGGATGGCTTGCCCTGTTTCGTACATAATCTTCCCAGAATACCCAGCGTTGTTAGTGACGTGCTGAGCGTCCTGGATAAGATTGTGTTCCCCTTTCGAGGCGTAGACAGTGTTATCTCTTGATTCAAAGAAGAGCTGCTCACCGTAAAAAATCTCTCTCTCTTCTCCTCGAATGTTCAGGGTGTTATACCCAGCTGAAAGCTGTTTCTGAAAAATTCGAGGGGAAACAATCAAATCATTTTGATCGATATTCCCGATAGCAAAGTTGTAAGTCCCAGCACTCTTAACGTAGACGTCGATAGTGTCAATGAACCCTCGACTCTTCTCCCATTTTTTGGTTGGACTCATATAGCCCAAATTGGCAATTGTCGTCGTTTGAGTCCTATCGATACCAAGGATATCTGAGCCAAACTGCACTTTTGAGGTGTCTGGCATTATAAAAGGAATCTTAGATGCAATTGCACTTGACCCAAAATCAAGGTTCTCAAGAGACCTAGCTTGAGCCAAACCGCCTTGAATGACTTTGGTAGGCTCGTCTGAAGTCAAGCGAGAGATTAAGATGTACCCGTTGGAATCGGGTGTAAAGTCTTGGTTAACTAATACATCCGTTGTTGAAAACGTCTTGATTTTCTTACCAGAAATATCGAAATAGTGAGTAAACACCCCACGGACATTCCTTAAACCGTAAGTTTTTCCAGCTTGCATGTAGATTTTAGGGTAAGTCCCCCACGTTGAGGCTGGATAAGTTCCATCTCCACTTCCAGACCAAGCCTTTCCGACAGTGAAAGAACGCTCGTCAACAAGCTGCTTGACAATGTCAACGAAGCTCAACTCTTCGGGCTTGACGTCTAGCGTCAATTTAGGAATTTTGAGGGAGATGTACCCATCTGGTAAGTTCGAGAAGTCAACGTTTGCTTTTTTCAAATCTTCAAGCGAAGCGTTGAAAACTCTAGCTTTCTCGTCAGTTTTAGACGATACGTACAGTACGCAATCCTCTGTTGGGACGTACTCAGTAGTGACTAAAACATCCGATTCAGAAAACTTTTTGACAAGACGACTGCCGTCTGTCGAAATAGCGAAAGAGAAGATCCCACGGATATTTGATAAGTAGTACGTGCGTCCTTTCTTAATTGAGAAAGGCATAAAACGAATCCAAGTGTTCGCAGACCAAGTTTTGATTTGGTTCTCCCAGAGATAGACTGAACCGTCAATTTTATCTCTTAATAATTGCTCAATAGATTCCGTGAAGTCTACATTGTCGGCTGTCACTTCATTGACATTAAGACCTCTAGACTGGTAGACACCGCCTTCTTTCCATTGTTTGCTACCTTCGTTGAAGTAGTACCACTTACCAGTATTGCTTGCCACGATGATCCCGTTGGCACCCGTTGGGTAAGTACGTTGAATCTCTTCTAGCGAGCCTAAAACCGCTTTCGGAGCGTTCGATGAAATGGTATTAAGTCTTGATTCAACCCATTTCGTGCTCGCTTTCTCATCAACGCTCTTCGAAATGTCGTCGAGTCGGTCTGGAAGTGTGCTGTAAGTGTCCCTTGACTTAACCACTTCCATATCTGTGTTTCCGCCAATCGCAGCGTCTTTATATGCGATTTCAAGGCCTCGTGCCATGGCTTCTCGGACGTCTGCACCTCTGGTCTTTTTTCGAATCGCATTGGTGATAACACTGATGCTTTCAGTGTGCTCTAAAGGCGTCACGTCATCATAAAGATTCAAGCGCCCATCTGCTTCTGTTTGTGGCATTAGTTAGTTCCTCCTAATTCATTTTCTAATTTGGCAATTTCAGCTTCAATATCCTTGATAGATTTATTACGTTCTTGTTCACTTGCATTATATGCAGATACCTGGTCATCATAGCTAGTTTTAGCCGTTAAATAATCAGCGTAAGCCTTAGTGTAAGCTGCGGTCTCTTCAGCACTTGCATTTGAAGCGAGCGGTTTCGGTGCCGTAGGTGCTTTTGGTGCTGTACTAGATTTGATTTTAAGCGACGCAAGTTGACTCCGTAGAGCTGTCAGACGCTTAGTCTTCTCATCAATCGAAGCATTCTGTTTAACACGCTCAATGGAGTTTTCTGCCTCTTGCGATTGCAACTGATAAGCTGCAAGAGATTGAGATTGTGAACCAATCGTCAAGTCAACTGACTGTGGATTCAGTATATCAATCTTCTTCTCTAAAATTTGTAAAGTTTCGATACCAGAGAGCGGTGCGTTGATAATCGGATGCTTATTTCCAATTTCAAACTTATCGTAGCGGTCATCAATCAAGTAACGCTCAACTGCTGAGATTGTCCATTTTGCTAGTGCAATCTTTTGATTTCTCAAATATTGCTTACCACGAGACAGCAGGACGCTGGGATTATCAATCTCTGTCCAGATAACTGGCTTGCGGATAATTCCAAACTCTTTGACCAGCTCTTTATCTTCTAAAAAAACACTATGATTGTTAACACTCCAAATAGTGACTTGTTCCCGTGTCACATCGGAGCTCTGCTCTTCATTTTCCTGCTCTTTTTGGATATCACCACCGACAGGCATGATTTGGGTGGCCAGCCCGTCAAAATTAATCTCTCGACTGGCCGACTTGATGTTTTTACCAATCTGAATCGGTGATTTCTTCTCAACTCCAATTTTCGAAGTCCAATCGACATAGAGCGAAGTGTTTAATTCGTAAATTCGCAAGTACCCACCGATGTTGTTGATGATACGCTCTCGGACGCAATCCCAAGTACTTTCATACCCGATGTAACGGAACGGCTTGTTAGTTCGACTATTGACCGTAACATTTCTAGGATGTATATGCTTGTGTCCCTCAAGCTGGCTATTTGCCACATTTAAAATTTCTGTAAAGTAAGGCTCTGCCCCACGATTTGGCAACTTTTGAAACCACTGTGTTGAGTCGTGGAGATAAGACAGAAAGTCCTCGCAAGTTACTTTTTGAGCAAATCCGTCAGTCGTCATCTCATTTATTGAAGTCAAGACTCGACCCACGAACTCAACCGTTCCATCGTAGAGATTGACGACTTCTACTATTGATTTAAAAGGCACTAATTTGTTGTAAAGTGGGTGCGTGAAAGGGATTGCAAACGAGAATTCATGAATGCTATTCAACGCTTTCTTAATCTCACCAGCGATGACCGTACCACCTCTGGGGCTGTATGGGTCATGGATTGTCTTGCGAGCAGTCGTGGTCCGATTAAGCTTGTCCCATCGACGAGAGTCGAAGTCATTCCACCAATACACAGCGTACCCGCCTTTTTTTTTGACATCTTTAGGTGGTTCTGGGATTATGATTTTTTCACTTCCAAGAAATTCCGTAGTACCGTCCTGCCGACGAACATAGACGTGCGTATAGTACTCACCACGATCAAAAACGTGGTCAGAGATGTTAACAGTGCAGTACCAACTGCCGTTCCACCGGACGCCTTCATAGTGAATCAAATCATCTTGCTCGGCTACATCACCGAACTTCTCACTATCATCTTTCTTTCGGCTCCAGGTCGGGAAGGACACTCCTCGAAGTCCGCCGTCAATGTTGGGTTCAGATACCTTAATGCTGTAACCTGTGTGGCTAACATTGAATACTTCAATCTTTCCAGATACTGTCATGCCATCACCTCATTATTAAAATGCATTGAAATCGAGCCGTTTCCTTTAGCTTTAAAATAGTTTATTCCTTGATATAGCGTAAGCGAGAACTCCTTATTCTCACCACGTTTCAAGTTGTAAATCGTACCATCCGAATCCGTGAGTTCAACGTCCTCTTCGCAGTAGATTATGGGGCTGATAGACGTATCACCCGAATTAACAAAATAGATCGTCTTCTCGAGCTTGTTATAGCCCAAATGCCACTTAGTCCATGTTGAATCATCGCTTCCAAAATCAAAAGTATCCCAAACGTCATCGAAATAATCGTTTTCATGAAAGGCGAATGGGTAGCACTTGAACACGATAGTAGCGACCAGATTCTTCTTAATTGGGTCGTCTGCCACTTTGATACTCTTAACCTTTCCGCGCCAATAATATCGTCGGTCGTGAGTGTCAAACAACTTCTTTTCAGTCTCAGTCGTCATTTGAGATTTAATCATACGCTCGGCCACTTTTCGGTTCTCGTAATCTGTGAAAGGTAATTTAAATTCGTATGTAATCTCTCTAGGCTCAAACACACGCTCACCCAGGACGCTAGAGAAGTCAAGCACCCCTTGCATAAATGGTATTGATTCAACGATTTCTTTTTCATCAGGCGTCGGTGCCTCACGCTTCTGTAGGTACCACCCAGCGTCCTTACTATTAAAATCGCCGAAAGTGATATATTCTTTGATTTTAGTAATCATAATCTGTGTCGTCCTTTCAAAGTTTTAATTGTGTCGAGTGCACTATTGAAGTTATTAACTGTACCACCGACGAGAGCACCAGTATCAAGCACCATGCTTTGACCTTTCGCTACTTGGTCTTTGAGCTCTCCGAGAGCGTCAATGACATCGTTAAGCAAGCCAGCGGAGTGAGCAGCATAGGCTTCTTGACGTGCTGAGATTGTAGCGTCTGGAGTTTTGTCTCTCAAGACTTCCATCTTAAGCTGGCTAGCCATGTTAGAGGTGGCACCAGTAAGCATAGCGTTAGCACGGACATTAAAGCCGTTAACTTGGTCACGGATGTAATCAAGGCTATTAGCCACCTCTGGGGCTGAATCGTCGATACCTCGAGCGATACCAAGACCAATCCACCAACCAACTTCATCACGGAATAGGTGAGACGGTGACTTGATTATGGCTTTTGCTTTTGCTGCACGCTCAGCTTGAGCCACGAGGGCGTTGGCTGCTGCTGTAACCGCTCCAAGAGCAGAACGCATCCCGTTAGCAAGGCCTTGGCCGATGTAAGCACCAGCTGAGTGGAAAGCTCCGTAACCAGACCTTGCTGCAGCCGCTGCTTGGTTAACTGCCGATTGAGTGACTGACACCAACTGTTGTCCGCTTGACTGCATAGCTGAAACCATTTGAGCGCCGCCTGTTCTGACTGCTGCTACCACTTGGTTCATACCATTTCGAACTGCTGAAACAATCTGATTCATGAAGGCTTGTGTGCTAGCGACCATCCTAGTTCCGCTAGAACTTAGCGCTGTAGACATTTGCATAGACCCAGCAGTTACAGCTTGCACCGCTGACATCATGCCAGCTCTTATAGACATGGCAAGAGACATCATAGCGGCCGATAGCGTCATAGCTGCGACTCCTACGGTTGAGAATCCGACCTGTGCAGTCATGAGTTGAGCACCAAACATAGTTACCGCTGAACCTGCCATCATTAGCTGGCTTGTCATTTGCATAAGGCTAGTGGCAAACATCATGAATTGAGTGTTTAGCATGGTCATTGATGTACCAATCATCATGAATTGAGTACCCATCATAGTTAAGCTTGTGCCTAGCATGGTTGAGCTAGTAGCCATCATGGTCATGCTCGTAGTGATCATAGTTAACTGCGTAGTTAACGTAGTCATGCTAGTAGTCAACACTGTCATAGCCGTACCGATTGAAGTCAAGCTAGTGGTCAATGACATTGCTACCGTGCTGAACATAGTCAATCCTGTAGTTGCTTGCATGAGTGAAGGAACTATCATCATAATCTGCATTTGGAAGGCCGTGATAGGCCCTGCGATAGCAGACAATCCAGTTAGTGATTGCATAGCTTGACTTGAGAACGCGCTGAATGCAGTTCCCGCTGTGCTTAGCAGTGATTGCAAGCTAGTGAATGACGATTGAATAGTTGTAATCGTGCTTGAGAATTGACTCAAACCTGCAACAGCACTTGATGCTGAACTAGACACCTTACTCATTCCATTTCCAAGCTGAGTCATACCAGAACCGGCTGTAGCGAGTCCTGCTGAATTGTCGCTAATTGCCCCAACGCCTTTAGCGACTGCCGCAAGAGATGCAGCCATGTCGCCAAGACTGGTGTTAGTAATTTTAACAACACCGTCAGCCAACTGGTTGAACCCTACACCAGCCTTCTGAGCAGCATTCCCAATTGAATTGAACACATCAGACAATCCATCAAGGACCGACCTAATAGCACCACCCATTGACTCAATGACTTTTGAAACACCTTCAAACGCTGACTTAATACCGTCTCCGATACCTTGTGCAGCTGTACTGATTGATGTACCAACCGACTGCACGACATCGGCAATGCCTTGCAATGCTGTGCCAATCGCAGAACCTATTGAGCTGATAACATTAGCTACACCACCCAACGCCGTAGAGATACCTTGACCGATACCCATTGCAGCGGTAGCAATTGCCATACCAGCAGATTGAACCACGCTAGCAATGCCTTGCAATGTAGTGCCAATCACGCCACCAATCGCTGAGATGATCGGTGCAATCTGACCGATGATAGTAACGATACCAGTAACGATTGATTGCAAGATAGGTGCAAGAGTTTGAACTATAGTAACGATTGCGGAAATCACTTGACTAATGACTGGTGCCATCGTCTGAACGACTGTAACAATCCCTTGAATAAGCGCCATAATAATAGGTGCTGAAGCTGATATAGCTTGAGCGATAGCGCTAATCACTGTTGCAATCTGAGTCCCATACTGCCCAATGATTTGGGCTACTTGTACGATACAATCTGAGATAACCGGAGCAATTGCTACGATAGCATCAGCGATGATTTGGGCTACAGATGTGATCGTATCCCCGATTATTTGGACAATCGGAGTAAATGCCTCGACGACCCCACTAATTGCATTACCAAGAGCGGTAACCCAGTTAGTTAATGCGTTAATAACGGTTGGCAATACTCCCAAAATGGACGTTATCGCTGATCCGAACGCTGTCACGAATGGTGCCGCATTTCCTAGCGCAGTTCCAGCCGCTTCAACTAGCGGTGCAAGTTTAGCGAGCCCTGGCGCAGCTTTTCCTACTGCTTCAATCACGATGCTAAACGCAGTGCCGAAGGCTTTAATGATAGTTCCTGCTGCCTTACCAATTGATTCAACAACAGTGCCAAATGCTGAACCGATAGAGCCAATGATTTGTGAAACTCCACTAGCGTGGCTTGCTAGTAGTGAGAATGAAGCCACAATCAATGCAATCCCTGCACCGATTCCGACTGCTGCAATAGCAATACCAGTAGCAAACGAAAGTATTTGAGCTGAACTTAGCCCTTTAAGCCCTTGTAAGACAAGTTTCATACCTTGCCCGAAACCTTTGTAAGTTTCAGCTATTCCTTTGAATATAGCTGTCAAGATTCCCTTGATTGCATTACCAGACGACTTGATAACGTTGGATATCCCACTAAATAGCTGAGTAATAGTTGACTTAGAACGTCTAGCACTGTTGGCAGCTTGCTCTGTTCCTTCTGCTGCATCCTCCCCAAACTTCTTGAAAGGATTTAGACCCTTGATGAAGTCCAATCCTTTCAATGCGACACCTACCGCTGAAATCCCAGCCTTTGCAGTCATGAAACCTGCTACCATTGCCAGAATACCGCTAGTGATACCGTTTAAGATTCCCGGCGGAATTGCACTGATAAACCTAGATATTGCTGAAATAACTTGAGAAATCCAGTTCACAAGCGTTCCAAGTGCTGAGCCAATCCCTGAAATGATTGACTGCATTTCTGAACTACCCAGCACCTCACCAAGCGACGAACCGATAGCCTTGAGAGCGTTCCAAGTATCTTGCACTGCCGCTTTGAACGATTGAAACGCTCCAGTATCAACAAATGAGCTGATGAAACTTCTAACTGAGGTCGTGGCAATGTTTAGAGCTTGCGAAATGCCGTTAGCAATGTCGCCAAACACTGAGCCAATGCCTTGCATGAGCTTACTACCATCGATTTTGCTAAATAGTTGCTTGATTGAGCTTGAGATGTAAGTAAAGGTCGCGCCAAGATTTTTCAAAGCTCCAGTGTTTGTGAAGCCTTTCCAAAGCGAAGACAGAGCGTTGCCGATTTTATCGGCGATACTGTCGAAATCAATTCTTTCAATAGCATCAGTTAACCCTACGACTGCCTTAATACCGATTTGATTGAGTTTCTCAAACTGTGGCATCAATTTAATACCGATAGACTCTTTCATGCTATCGATAGCTTGGTCAACTGTCTTGAACTCTGTTGCCATCTTACTGAACACTGGGTTGTTACCTGCTCTAGTTATGGCATCAAAGAAGTCTTCAGTCTTAATCTTGCCATCTTGAACAGCTCTGACCATTTCATCGGTACTCATACCCATTTCTTTCGCAACTGCGGCAATACCAGCAGGCGTTTGTTCCATCATGAGCTTGAAGTCCTGCCATTGAACCTTAGGCTTAGCAGCCATTTGGGTCGCTTGTTGGCTCAAGGTCTTCATGGCTTGTTGTGGGTTCTCAGCCGCTGCTGCAAGACCACCGAAACCTTTAACAAGCTCGGTGGTATTCTTGGTTCCTACGGCCGCTAATTGTGAGTAAGTAGAAGCCATGTCGGACGCTGAATAGATGGTTTTGGTAGCGAAGTCCTGCAACTCGCTCTTAACTTGCTTGATTTGGGCGGTAGGCATGCCGATCTGTTGCATGTTCCCATCAAAGGTCTTCCATGCCTTGGCCGAGCTGTTAAGCTCACCAACCATTGATTTCAGACCGTTACCAAGAGCGCTGATACCGCCCATGATAGCACCACCGATCAAGTTAGCACCTAAAACAGATTTGAACACCGAACCAACCTTACCAGCTGACCCCTTAAGTCCCTCTAGCGAACCCTTAATGCGTTTAGCCCCACTTTCAGCGTCCTTACCATCGAATAACGCCTTGATGGTGACCGTACCATCTGCCATAGATTATCCCTCCTTTCTAAAATTCTTCTTCATACTCCTCCTCTTCCTCGATATCATCGTTAGGGAGAGCATAATCTTTCTGAAGCCTACGCATTTCTTCCTTGTATTCTGCTGAGTCACCCTTTTGCGGCTTCCACTTACGAATTTTGATGACTTCCATCAATTTAGTGCCCTCTGGCAGTCCAGACAGTAGAGCGTTGAATTTTTTCCAATGCAGTTTCCCTTGGACATCGAACAAGTCAATGCCGTAAGCTTGCATAAACGAAGCATAGATATAGTCACCATCGTATCGAATGTCATAAGGAGCCCTTTGTTTCGTATCATCGCTTGCCGTGGTCTTCATCGGATTCCCAGCTAAGTCATACTCAACATGATTATCCTCAACGTCTGACAAGCTGATATGTTCTTCAAATACCTCGTTAAATATCTCTGACATTTCTTCAACAATGAAATCTTCTAAAGTCTCACCGGTCAAAATACGGATACCAAAGTGAGGTTTAACAAACTCTGGGACCTCTGCATCTTGCCACATCTCAAAGAGGCGTAGAATGTTATCAAAGGACAGATTAAGGGTGTACTCTTTATTATCAATAACTAACTTGTCTGTTAGTCTTCGAGATAAATCAAGCATTCAAATACTTATCGAGGGCTGCTTTTGAGTTTTGGTTTTCAAACTCTTCTGAAATACCTTTGATGGCTTCAATAAGATAGAACATAGCGTTAATTGTTGACTGACCAGCAAACTCATAGACTTGATTAAAGGCTTCTTTATCGTCAAAAACTTGATTGAAACCATCTTCTACCAATGTTTTCAAAGCTCCCAAAGCTTCTTCATCATTAGTGTCTTGGAATGCTTGACCTTTGGCTTGCAAGTCCTCACCAACAGCTTTCATGCGTTGAATATTACTATCCGAAACTGGGAAGTTAAGTTGGAATTCACCGAAATCGACTGGAATGACATTGCTACGTTTTTTAATTACTACCATGTTTTTTTTATTCTCCTTTATACGAAAAAAGAGGGTAAGGGCTAACCCCTACCCTCAAAGTGTCTTATCTTCTATATTTAATTAGTGATCAACCCACGCTTGATGGTGAGTTGGTGTCTGATGATGAACTAGAAGTCACTGCTGGTGTCCCAGTAATTCCAGTGCTTCCAGTGCTTCCAGAAATTGCCGTTGAACGTCCAGCTGGCGCTGAAGTGATGTCGTGCTTCTCTGGTGTACGAGACCAGTTAACTTGGAACTTGATAGTCTCAAGCTCAGACGCTTCACCGTCGCCGACCTCGATTTCAGAAAGTCGAGCAAGACCTTCCTTGTAAGATTTGCCGTCTGGCGTCACTTCCTTGTACCAAACGATGAGGTCATCAGCTACAGCGTCTTCTTTGTCAACGACAAAGTTTTGAGCTTTATCAGCGTAATCACGGTGTCCCTCAAACGAGCGACCACGAGATTTTGAAGTGATAACCTTCTCTTTAGTACCATCGCCATCAAAGTACGCTACATCATCATCTTCTGCGTCATTCTCTGGTGCAGATTCTTTGATGCCTTTGGCAATCCACATATACTTGTCATCAGTTGGTGGAGTATCTGGATGTTCTGGGTCATAAGCTGCGATATAGTGTTTACGAATCGCATTTTTAAATTTAGCCATTAATTAATATTCCTTTCTACTTCTAGTCTTGCTTGCAAATCAAGCAAGTAAATATAAAAGCCCTGCTCGTCGGCATCGTTTAAACTCGGTGTCTCGACGGTCAAGGCTAAGAATGTGTATGAATTATTTGAACTCGGTAACTCAAATCCGATTTTGGAAAGCTCGGTGTTTATCTTCCACAAAATAGCGTTCAGCATTTGCTGGTCCTTTGATTTAATCGCTATCTCGTAAGGTAGCAATAGAATCTGGGTACCAGCCATATCTTCGTCTTCCACTTTGCCACCCGGCAAGGGATAGACTGAAAGGCTTTCGTCTTCTGAAAGATAATCAAGTTTGCATTTCAACGGTAGTCCAAGCGTATTGATGAAGTTTCTGAGAACTTCTGAAAAATCATTATTATTCATTATTTGATTCCCATTCCTTTCAAAGCCGTATCACCCCATTGCTTGGCGTATTTCGGAGTAGCCTTTCTATCCCACCGCTTACCAGTCCCGGGCGTATTGTACTTTTTAAATGTCCACCGCTTGGTCTTGTTGTAGCTAGAGCCATAGAACTGAGCTCTAGCGTAAGGACCTGGATATCTGATACCGTCATCTATCGGGGCACCACTGTCACTCAGAATTCCATCTTTATAAGGTATGAACTGTTTCATGTCCTTTATCATCTGGCTAATCATGGCAACCTTCCCACGTCTGACTGCTTCGGGACTGCACTTCTTTTCCAAACCTTTTAGGTCAATCTTGACGTACGCTGTACCACCCATCAGATCACCTCAACTTCATAGCAAAGAATAGTACGTTTAAACGGATGATACTGAGGGATAATTTTACGGATGATGTAGTCTCGGTGAGTGTCATTAACTCGACCATTCAACCAACTATCATCCAACTCAATGGGCGTGTATTTCGGATAGACCATGAGAACCGAGAGATTATTCTCAGTTCGATTTTGACCGCTGCCAGTGTGAGATACAGCCCTATCAAACCTGACGGGTTTAAGAGTTTTGGGCTCATCATATATTACTTTCCCCCAACCATCCTTCTCTCCCGCTGGTTTTTGAATCGTGACAGCATCAACTAACATACGCTTATCTATCATAGGACACCGCCTTACAGCCAAATCCAGCTAACATAAGCCAGTTTAGAGCGTCAAGAGATAGATTGAACCGCTTGCCATCATGAGACGATTTAGAGCTGTTCTGATAGCTTACATGAGTGCGCCCAACAGTCATGCTTGCTAATGATGTCTTATCCTCTGCAGTCATAATGCCGCTTGAATCAAGATAAGCGATTTGGTAAGCAACTGCTTTTTTAACTGCTTCCTTGCGTGGCTCAAAATCCGTTTCAAAATCAGTGAAATCGTAGAAATTCTTAATGTACAAGTCGACAGCCATTGCTGCACGAGCTTCTAGTTTTTCGAAATCTTCCACTGCTTCAAATCCAAGTTTTAAAAATTCTGTTTCGGTTAAATATGTCATTCAACCACCTCCATTCGCTATTTAAGGAGGTCTAAAAGTTCCGCTTTAGTTAGCGTAGACACACCAGTAAAACCTCGTTGTTGTGCGATAATACGCAGGTCAGCAACGGTATTGTTTTCAAGTGTCTCTTCTACTGGGTCATTATTAACGGGTGCCGCTTGTACTTGCTCGCCGTTATAATGACGACGCATCAGCATACCCATTAGGCACCTCCAAATTTGACTACTTTTGAATCGTCATAGAGATAAACACCGTAGTATTCATCACCAGAATAAACAGTAGTTTTCTTCAAGATGTCACGGTCATTTTCAATCATGACATCACGTTTCAAGTTGATAACGAATGCTCCATACTTAGCGTCATCGTCTGTATCTGTTTGAAGTGAAGAGACTTTAACAAGGAAACCTTTACCTTCTTCGACCTTTTTAGTGCGGACGATTTGCACGCCAGCTACTTCACCGAAAGTACCAGACACGACAACATCAGCACCAACTTCTGATCCTTTCAACCAGTTTTGACCAGCGTCAGCACGCAATTTGATAGCGTCTTTAGGGTTGATAAGGGCAACATAGCGAGCGTCTTCTTCGTCTGCGAAGATTTCCAAGGCTTTGTCAATGTTAGCTACTGTAACAGGGGCTTCAGCGATGTTTTGAGTCGCAGTTTTAGCAACTTCAACGATGTCGTTGTCGACTTTGTTAGCGATAGCCAAAGCAATCTGGTTAGTAGCTTCACCATAGACATTACCGTGACCAACCAAGGCAGCTTTATCTGTGATTTCAATAGCTTTACCAGCTTGCTTAATTTTCATTTTCGTTTCTTTAGTGCCAAGTTGGTCGATTGGAATAGCTTGACCTTCAGTGATTTCAGTGGCATCACCAGAATATGTCCACTGTGGCACTGTAAGCTCGTCCCCTGGGCGGCCTACAAGAGTAGTGTCAATCACTGCAAGGGGTGTGAATTTGATAAGTTTAGGCAATTTAGCTGAAACCATGTCAGCCATAACCTGTGGATTAATGACTTGTGCAGTCGTAGTAGTTCCTAGAACCATAGATTATTCATCCTTTCAATTGTTGATAGAGTTCTGGGTCTTTATCAAAAAGCTCTTGACGCTCATTGATTCCCATGCGTTTAAAATCTTCTTTGGTAATCCCATTCTGACTAGCAGACGGATTGCCACCAGCGAAGATTTTAGGCTGTGCCGCTTGTTCCTCTTGCTTGAATAGATACGGGCTTGTCTCTTTCAATCCCTTAATAACCTTGTCTAGTTTAGGTTTACCAGATTCATCAAGTTCGATTTCGTCAAAATTGATAAATTTAGCAAGGTCATCCGAATTGTGAGCATCCACATCCTTCAAAGCCAGACGAATAGCGTTTGATTTGGTAACTTGAGCAAGATTAGCTTCATTCTCGGTCTTGTAAGTGTCGAATTTAGCTTGTAAGTCCGTCAATTGTTGTTTGAGTTCCTCACTCGCTCCCTCTTTGGCTTGCAATTCGTTGAGTGCTTGGCTTTGTTGCTCAAGTTGTTGTTTAAGGCTGTCGTTTTCAGCTTGTAATTCAGACTTAGCTTGTGCTTTCGCATTCTCAATCCAGAACCGTACGCATTCATTAAGGAATCAATCACTGCCTTGTCTTCGATACCAGCTTCAACTAACATCTCACGTTTTAAACTCATGCTTAAAACTCCTTTGTTTTACGTCCAAGGGACTGAATTTGCCTAGTTTTACGACATCCGACAGGTCAAAAGAAAAACCGCATCAATTTGATACGGTTTATAGTGGTTTATAGCAATTTATTGCATGAAAAAAGCGCCTAGATTGTTCTAAGCGCTAATAGTATTGTACTTCTGTCTTAGACATTATTTGTGACAATTTTTGGCCGTCAATATCTAAGTTTACTAAGTCATCAAGAGAGGACACTACATATGTTTGAGCTCCTATGGAGACCTGGATGTCCGTTGTAGAGTTGGGTAAGATAGCACAATCTTGTCCTTTGTAGACAAAAGAGGCGTCCCAACCGTTATCATATAACGCTTGTAAATCATCTAATATCGCCATAATATATCTAGGTTCTCCTCTCTTTCATTGTTTGTTAATTCTCTAGTTGTTCTACTGATAAATTTACCGTCATCATCAAACACAAAGTCGTGAACATGTTCACCTTTTTTCCCGTAAGGATGTTTATCTGGTTGCTTATGATTAGTGAAATGTATATCTTTTACTTTGTAGCCCCTATCATCGTAATAGGTTCTGCCAAGTACATCTCCATTCGTTGCGTTATGTTGGACTACACTATTTGGCTCTCCAGCCTTTCCTGGAGGTGTATGTCCTACTGTAACCCCTGATACACTTACTATTTTACCACTTTTCACAGCCTTATCAAGTTCTGCACGCTTAGTAGCAAGCTCTCTAGCTTTCTTTTGTTCTTCTCTAAGCTTAACCTCTTTCTTAGCTTTGCTAAATGGGTCAGCATAATATTTCTCTCTAGCGTAATCACGATGTAGAAACGGATGTTGTTTGAGATAGTCTCTCATAGCTCCCTGTTGGATCCTAACCTTGCTCTTATACTTGTCTATCAGCTCCTGGTCACCTAGTTTCTCTGCTACATGCAAAAGCTCCTTAGATTGTCTAATAGAACGCTCAATAGCCCTCTGCTTAGCTTGAGCGTTTGCGTTCTGTATAGCTTGCTCTGGTGTTAAGTCTTTAAGGTGTTCTGGTAAGTCTGGTTTATAATTGGCTCCGGGAATGAACGGGGTCATAGTATGCCCGCAGTTAATACCTTGGCACCCTCCAGGCTTGCCGTAACCGTAATCATCAAGGGCAAAGATTTTCTCGCCTTCCTCGGTTCTAGCTCGGCCTGTGGTAACTATCTGGTGCTGTAACGGTGCACACATCTCACGAGCTGCAGGCTTCATCGAGTAATAGAACGTATCAATACCCAATTCATCAGCAGGGGCTTTTCTAGCTTCGCGATAAACCCGCCATGAAGTCGTTTTAATAATCGTCCTAGCGTAAACATCAGCTCTCCAACGTTTGCCACCTTTGTCCGTGAATCCATAGAAACCTTTTTCAGCCCACTTCATTACAGTGGTAGAAATGGCTTTATTTGGATTCATTAAACCAGTAACAACTTTTGCGACAGCCTCCTCAACAATATCTTGATAGACCTTTCTGACACTTTTAGGCAGTGTGGTATTGATAAGGTTATCGATATCCCCTGTCGTCTGATTAACATAGTTAGCTAAAGTGGTTTGAATAAGGTTATTAGTAATGAAATCACCACCGCCCATTGATTCTAAAAGCTGAGTTTTAGTGTCCTTGTATACCTTATACCCTTCATTCTCAATAACATATCTCAACTGTTCTTCAGCAATCCCGGAATATCTAGCAATGAGTTTGATATTGTCTTTGTTGAGCAAGCCCATCTCACTCATTTTTTCTAGTTGCCAAATATAAGGGTTATCCTCTAGGCTAGCACTGCCACGTTCTCTCACTCGGTCAACAACTTGGTCAAACAAGTCTATTGTCATTTGGTGGTAGATGTCAGCTACTCGACTAGCGTCAAGCATTAGTTGTTGGTCATTCAGCTTGATAGGTTTCTTTTTAGCCATAGCCTATCACTCCCCGTAAATATTAACCTCTTCATCCGTCCTAAAGCTATCAGCACTTACCATAGTTTCATCGTTGATAGCTTGATAAAGCTCTTTAGCTTTTTCCTCGGTTACATTAAGCGTCTTTTCGATAGCCATCGTCTTAGGTGCAAGACCAGCGGCTACCATCTTAGACCAGTAATCAAACTCAGCATTTCTGTCAGTGAATACACCATCATCCAAATCCACACTGATTTCATCCATTGTTGGAATCTCACCAGTATAGAGATTGTAGACCTTAGCAAGCTCTAGGATTGAAATAACTAACTCTTTCAATGATTGCTCTACTAGAGTAGCGATAGAGTTCCGCATTTGATACGTGTCTGATTGCTCTGATACGACCTCGGTAGCGGTCTTCATGCTCTTACCATCGAAGCTAAACATACCGGCTGACACACCCAATTGCATTTCAAACAAGCTTAAGCCTTTGTTGATTGCCTTAATGTAATCATCCGAGCGAATATCTGTCGTAAGGTCGGTAATGCCAATGCCTTTATCCATGTCACCACTGTCAAATTGCTCATAGACATTGTGGCCAGTCTCGAATTCACGCTTGACTGTCACTTTCTCACCACTAGCATCGTACTCAGTCTTGATCATTTGAGTTGGTACCGCAACCCTACGCTGACCCATCTTGACTTCCCACATAAATTCATCATAAGTGGTATTGATGAAATCCATCGTAGTTTTAGCGTTGTCAAAGATAGACAAGCCTAGAGGGCTGTTGATGTCCTTGTTGTTCATGCCAGGGGGCTTCAGGTATGTAAATAGTGGTCTTGTCAGTCCGTTTAGCGTTACTGTTTCTTCTAAATCATCATAGAGCATTGATAGAGGTACACGTTGACCGATACGGGTCTTAGACTCTGACTCGTATAGCTCATTAGTTATCGTGTAGCTATCCTTAGACCATTCATGAAATTCAATCAGACTGTAGTATTTAGTCTTCTGACCTTCTGTTTTAAGTGTTTTAGTCACGATTGCAGCACTCGATACATCTTGAGTATTCGATTGCAACGGTAAGAAGACTGGTGCTTGTATGAATGACACTCTAATACGGTCATCGTCAACGTATGGACGCATAGCCAGACCTCCGAGAGCAAGACAAGACTCTAAATAGCGTTCAAAGTTCTTGCTAAATCTATCAGTCTTAAGCGTCTCATTGATGAATTTATTAGCCGTTTCATTATTAACCTGTATCTTTGCTTGCTCATTGAATACAAGACTGGCAACCTTCTTCGATGCTGTACGCCCAATAGGCAAGTGGTTGAAATCACGTTTTAAATGTGTTCCATTGCTATCTCGATAGCTTACACGGTCAAAACTGCCTGCAAAATAGCGCAGATTGTCCATGATACGACTATACTCCTCTGGTGAGATAGCAATTTTTGGGTGGTCTGTGATACTGTTTAGACTTTGATTAGTTATCACGTAATTACTCCTTTTGAAGATGTTCTTAATGGTTTGTATGATTCCCATTCTTTCTTCTCCTATGCTTTAAGACCAAGGTCTCTGGCATTATCTAATACGAAATATTTAAATTCATCGACTGTATGGTCATCCTCTTTAATAACTTTTGGATCATCAGTATGTATCGTCTTTTCATCGTAACGGTACATCTTATGTTCCTCGTAGAATATTTTGTTAGCTGGAATGTCCAAATAATAGAACCGTCCCTCTGCCAACAGACTGATAACCATATCAATCATGGTTTGATTCTTCTTTTTAGCCACTGGATGCCATCGCTCACCAAAATCCTTGAAGTATTGGTTTCTCAAAGCACCTTCAGCACTATCGATGGTCATGCGTAGCTTTGGCACTCGGTATTGTTTGAGTACTTTGTCGATGAAGTTGCTGATCATAACAGTCAACTCGCTAGGTGCTTTCTTGATTACCTGCCCTGCTGGACTGTAATAGAATGTGTCTAACAGAATTACATTGCCCTTTGCAGTAAGCCCATAAGCACCGCAAGCCGTAGCTGATTGTTGGTGCCCTGTATCCATTGCGAATGATATCCCGATAAGTCTATCGTCTGTTGGTAAGCTGTCGATAGCGTGGAATGTGCTCATGTTATAAACCTGATTACCAAGCCCAACCGCTTCACCCAGATACAGATAGCGGTAATAGTCGTAATCATTCTGCTTAATGCGTTCGATATCTTCCAGCATTTGTTCAGTAACAAAGCCTAACTCATCATCAAGATAAGTGCTTGAGTGTGCTAGATAGTTATCATTAGTCTTGATGTCTTCAAACCACTCATTTATCCAGCTGTACGGGTTACGAGGTGGGTTGTAAGACCAAAAGAACTGCACAAATGGAGCCTTATCATGTTTCTGCCGCATGAAAGTGACATTAGACTGGTCGAAGTCCTCAGCGTCGTTAAATTCAGCCGCTTCTTCATACCAGACAGCGATGATGTTCCCAATGTCATTTGATTTCAACTTTTGGAAGTCGTCTTGACCGTAGAAATAGAACGTTGAGCCAGTGTGCTTGTGAACTATCTTAAACGGGCTCACAGTCGCCCTGAACTGATTGTCCAGACCAAACAGACTAATTGCCCATTGAACCTTATTAAACACGCTGTCACGGATTGTATTAGCTACTTTCCGAATGACAACTATGTTCGCTTTTTCGCCTCTCATGATGTACTTAATCATCATATAGACAAGTTTCAGCACGATTACCGATGATTTGAAAGAGTTCCGTCCACCCTTTAGCACGTTGTAAGGCTTGTTAGACTGCCAAACCGATTTGAAATGCGGGTTAACATTCTTCTGAATATCAATCGTTGCCATCTGGGATGTCCTCCCATGCGTTGACAATATTGAGGTTCATTGTACCTTCAACACCGCTATCAAGCTGTTCTCTTAGTTTTCTGATCTCAAGTTCTAATTTCTCGGACTGTTTAGCCGTTGGATAACGTTTCAAGATTTCAACAATCGCCTTGATAACTGTATTGTTGTCAGCCTTCTTCATAAGCCTCTCAACTTCACCAGTCAATGGATTCATCATGAGGACCTCTTCATCACGTTTACCTCTAGCAATGTCGGAAAGGATGGACAAGGCTTCTTTTGCAGTCATGATATTTGCATCGTGCATTTTCTCGATTTCGGCAGTGATAAAGCGTTTAATTTCAAGTTTTTTCAAGTTTTGCCCAGCGATACGCCCTGCCGTCTTTTCGCTATATCCAGCGTTGATAGCTGCCTGCGTGGCGTTCCCTAACTTGATATACTCGCTAGCAAATAATTTCTGTCGTTGATTTAGCCCAATATATCCACCTCCTTCGTTGCTAGATTTTTGTGCATAAAAAAGACAACCCACAAAATGAGCTGTCTCCGTTTTTCTTCGATAATACAATAATACCATGTTAAACAGTTGCAAGGCACCGTGTTTTAGCCGTCAAAATACCGAAAATTCAGCGTTCTACGACTAATTGACCATTTCTATACAATTCTGCAAATGCTAGGATAGCATTATTTAGCAATTCTTGAAATGCCGTTCTTTCAAAACCAATAGACTGTGCTATTTGCCAGTTCGGTTTCGGTGGATATGCCAGATATTTCTCTATCAGTATTCTGCGATAGTCTGGACGGTATAGCCCGCTAACTGCTTGCTCTATGGCTTCTAGCTCGTTCAGTGCATCGACACGCCTAACTGCGATATTCTCCACCGGTCTACTTATGCCACTGCCACCCCGTGGCATAAATGTGAATTCCTGTGTTATTTTCTGCTCAGCGCTATCGTGTGCAATCTCTCGCCATCGTGGGTATTCTCGAAGTTTTCGCTTGCAACGCTTGATTGTTGCTTTCTCATCAATTTCCGGCAATAGCATATTAAGGCCCTCTCTGGTATAATAGTAGTGTTGATTTCCAAAGAGTGCCGGCCAATGTGTCGGTCTTTTTTGTTTGCAAGAATAAAGAAGGATTAGGGTACCACCTCCCATACATTAGATTTAGCCATGCTACCAGTAATGCAAGGCTAGGGTAACAAAAATAAAAAAGGTTCCTCGATTCTAATTGTTTATTTAACTGGTAATAGCTAGTGAGGGAGTTGAACCCTCTTAAACCGTTCTAGCTACACGCCTAACATGTAGGCTGTATATAAGGCTTTTCTGACCGTTACCTTGTTACGCCCAAGCTCGCCCTTAGTTCGATATGCAAGAGTGATACGGTCAACTTCGTCATCCAAGCTCTCTGGCCACTCGTAGTGATTGAATACATACTTAGCTATCTCACTGAATAGCTCTCTGGATAGCAGTCCTTCTAACTGAATTACCTTGCGAGGCGTTAGATTAACATGCTCTACATAGAGTGCATTGATAGCACTGTAGATATTCTTAGCTTCTCTCTTCGAGCAACCCTTAATTTCCATGATATGTGCCACGATACTGTTTGGATAAGTAGCTCTCAGTTGCTCCACTTCCTCACGATACCTCTGAAACAGTTCCTTAGTAAGTCCAGCATTTGCCTTATCAACGGCTTGGCGACCTGTGCTAGGTTTGCCAGTATAATGTTCTGACAGATAAGCTTGCAAGCCGTTTATCAGATTGCGTGAGAGAAACCCTTTTAGTTCATTAGCAGTGTCAGGCGACAGTCTAGAGTGTCCTTTAACCACATTGTAGAATCTCTGAAAATATTTCCTAGCTTGACGGCGGTCACACTGTTTAACCTCTTGGATGTGCTTGGTGAGCGTTCTATTATGTTCCGCTTTCAGCTTGTTAAATTCGTCGACTAACCGTTGGAATAGCTCCTCGGTCAGCCCAGCGTTGGGGTAATTACTAGGCATTAGTTCGCCTCCAACAATTCCGGATTTTCGTAGATGTTGCCGATGATGTACGTTGAATCAGCAACATTGCACAAGCGTTCGAAATTATTGTATCTAAACAAACTATTCGTCCACATACCTAAATCGGTTCTGTACTCGACTACACCATCCAACAGTCCGTCTTTTGTTTCCAAAACATCTCCTTCAAAGATTTCTTTGCCGTTCTTATCTCTCAATCCTGTTGATTGCATGAGGATAATATTTTCATCTCTCGGATGCAGTTCTATTTCTTGTTTTCTATTTCTGTAAATCTCTGCCATGCCGTTCATGGATTTCGTTTCTCTATCCCACGCTCTATATTTTGGGATCATTGTCCTCTCTCCTTCAAATAGCTAGGGATGTCATCCCCAACATTTACGCTGTCATACTGCTCCTTGCTAACAAGGAATTTCCCATACGCTCCGCAATCAATCGTGTAGAGCTTGCCTACCATGGATTTTCCAGTGACCTTGCCATGTAGCTCCACTGCGTTATCTGTTTTGTGGATAAGTACCATCTCAATAGGTCGGTTGACTACCCAAACCACTGTACCAATGTTAATCGCCAGCGATAGCACTAGCAGAATCGTCGATACTATTAGCTGATTCTCTCGTTTTCTCTTTAACAAAGTTGTCATCAATCATTACTCCCTTTCTATCCTTGATGTCGTTGTAAGCTATTGTGAGGCACTCCTCTACGTCGTAGCCAAGCTGCAAGCATAAAACTACTAGCGTCACGATAGAATCGCCTATAGCGTCTTTTAACGACCATTCTGGGTCAGCGAAATCATTTGGTTTTAGAAACACGTCTCTAATCTCGCCTACTTCCTCAGTGATCTTCATCCATTCGATTTTAGGATTGCCTTTGTCCAGTCCATGACTAATAGCCCAATCGTTGATTTTATTAATTAGGTTATTCATCCGTTACCTCCTTGGTCGCTATCGCATCTGCTATTGACATGATCGATTTCTTGACATGTAGAGGGTTCTTGAATACTGGCTTTTCCATAAATTCTGTGACCGGGATATCGTTAAGGTAAATTAATGAACCAAGAATGCCAATTTGTTGGACATAGTCAATTTTTTCAGCGTTAATCAACATCTTCGCCTGCTCTTTCCCTCTGTCAAGAGGGATAACTTCAATAAACTTTGCCATCATTCCACCTCTTTCACTTCCACGCCTGGGCAATCAAACACCCAACCTAAGCCTAACTCCTCAACGTCTCTTTTTCTAAAATCAGTTCTAAAACCTGGACTAAAATGAGGCCCTATTCCGTCATTGCATAAATACTGATTAGTAGCTTTAATCCTAACCGTATACCTTTTTTCTTTCTCGACCTCATAGCCAAACTGGTGCATGTTGACAATTATTTTGATAGCATTTTCGTTTTTGCGATACCAACGTGTGATATCGTCATTTAATGTTTTTTTAGGTACACAGGCATCTTCGTCCAAACTTTCAAACATATCCCAAGCCAAGTAATGTAAGTTTAAGTAAAATTCACCTTTAATTTCCTCATACCAATCCGCCACGCATTGTTTCACCACTGGCTTTTCGAACAGCGAATCATATAGGTCCTCAGCATGGGCTATTGAAAGTCGTCCTGCTGTTGCCAATTTCTGTACTGCTTCATCTCTAGTCATTCTACTTACTCCCTTAATCGACATTTTTAAGTTTTACAGGCACCCACATTTTAGGGTTGTAATTGATCTCATATTTGTATTTTGAAACATT